GAAGAAACAAGAAAAAAAATGTCGGAAGCTCAAAAAGGCAAGAAGGGTAAACCGGTCTCAGAAGAGAATAGACGTAAACGTGCAGAAGTCGCAAGGAACATGTCCGAAGAACAGCGTAAAATTATAGCGGAATGTAATAGAAACAGAATACATACCGAAGAATCAAGAAGAAAGACTTCGGAAAGATTTAAAGGTAAAAAACATTCAGAAGAAACAAGAAAAAAAATGTCAGAAGCTGGTAAAGGCAGAAAATTTACAGAAGAGCATAAACAAAAAATCGGTTTAGCAAACAAGCGCAGGGTTTGGACTGAAGAATCAAGAAGAAAAGCGTCTGAATCCCGCAAAGGTAGACCTGCTTGGAATAAAGGTCTTAAAAATATCAGAACGAATGCAGACGAGTCTTTAGTCTGCTATGAAAATTAAAGAGGTAAATAAAAATGGCAACAAAAAGTAAAAATCCTAAAATAGCTATCAAGAATCCTGATATGAGGGCTTTCGTCGCTGGACAGATTATGGTTCCGCAGATGACAGACTCCGGTGCAGGCATAGCGGCTGGCCGTATATGCGAACTTACATCCGGCAGTATAAAACTCGGCACAGAGCAGAACGCTGCCGTTATGGGTGTAACCAGAAACGCTATAACAGCGGCGGCTAAAGGTGATGTTGAGTTCGGCTTCGTTCCCTGTATGGCCGGTTCTCCTGTAAGTGTGGGCGACAGAATAGCGGCAAGGGCATCCGGTTATATTGGAAAAGCTCAGGCCGGACAGGTTTCTCTGCTCGATGCTGAAGTCGGTGCAAGTTTCGCGGTTCAGCCTTCAAACGATGGGGTAGAAATTGTTTCAGCTTCAAATGATGATATTACGCAGACAATAACTTTGTACGGGATAAGAAACGGGGCGGCAACAACTCTTGTTACTGAAACTCGTACTTTAACCGGAACAACTCAGGTCGTGAGCGCATACACCGACTGGACTTATATTCTCGGAATACGACTTTCAGCGGCGACTGCCGGAAATGTTACTGTTCGGGAAGCATCCGGTAATGTAACAATAAAAGCAATCACGGCGGGAGATTTAACAGCTGGAATTTCAGCGGCTAAAACTTCAAATGCTTTCGGGTTACCAATAAGACACGACGGAAGCGATGCAGGTACAGCTCCCGTGTGTGCGGTCGGTACAGGTCTTGACGGTTCGGCTATAAACATAATTGATACGCTGAACGGAACAACCGAGGAGGATCACGGGACAACGCCCTTTGCGACCGTAACAGAGTTTTACACTGGGGCTGTAGATTCAGGTGTAAATGTCAACTTCCTTACAAACGAGGCAACGGACGCTTCTGTTTATTGCGGAGTAGCTCTCCAGACAACTGCTGTTGCGGGCGTGCCGATTGACTGCTGGATTAAGCCTTACTGGATGTAATTAAACGCCGGGTGAAATATCCCGGCTTAAACATTTGAGGAGAAAGCAATGTTCAAACTTTATAAAATATCAGACGGAGCGGAGGTCAATTTCACAACGGAAGAGGGTATGATGAAAACCCTTGAAGCGTTCCCGAAAAAATACAGACTCCGTGATAATTCAGAAATACAACCGGATGAGATTATCAAAGAATCGGAGCATAATGAAGAGATCACAAACGAGATCCCCGATCTTGTTGATGGTGGTGAAATTAAAGAAGTAGACCTTGATGAAGAAATAAAAGAATCGGAAGAACACTAATGGCAATCGTTTTCATTACAGAAACGGGGGCGGGTCTTTCAACGGCAACAAGCTATATCACTGTTGCGGAATTGACTCAATATCTGGAGGATGCCGGACTGACAATCACATTGACTACCGATGCGGAAAAACAGGCCGCATTAAACCGGATGACTCTCGTTCTTGATTCTTTCGCTAAATGGCCGGGATACAGAGTACTGTCAACACAGGCTCTTGAATGGCCGAGATACGAAGCCTATTACAACGACAGCGTATATTGCGAGGGCAATGGTTTAGTGATTGCTTCAGACGTAATTCCTCCGGAAATAAAGAAGGCTCTGGCTTATTTCGTGTATTATTCAAATGCCGGAACAGATGTTGTCCCGGTAAGAGAGGGAGCAGCTTTAAAGTCTGAAAGCTCTGCAATATCCGGCGCGGTTTCTGAAGAAAAGGAATACTGGTACAGCTCAAAACAGACTCCGGAAATAACAGAAATTAAAATGATACTCAGAAGATTAATGCGAAAGAACTCCATGTCTCTTGATTTAAGGAGATAGCCGTGGATTACGACAAACTGAAAGCAACCGCTGATAGATTACTGCAGGCAGACGGTATGCTGATCACTTTATCGCGGTATGAAAATATAATCGGATGGGCGAAAAGTTACGATGAAGTTGAGATGTGTGATAAGTGGACAAACTCTACAACCGGAGAGATTGCATACACCGCACCGACAGGCGCACCGACAGAATATAAGTTTTACGGCGTAAGAACTCAGTTTTCAAATTATGAAACAGACGGGAACTTAATTCAGCGAGGAGATGTAAAGCTCGTTTTAAGTACAGACTTTCCCGTACCGGCTGAAGGTGATAAATTCACGGTCGATGATACTGTTTATAATTATGTAAATCATGAAGAAAAGAGCCCCGCAGGAATAGCGGTTACTTATATAGTACAGGTTAGAAAATGAGCGTAGGCGGATCGGGGACATTCTCAAAGCTGATCAGCGACTTTGCAAAAGAAGTCCCTCATCTTGCTGTCCAGATTACAAATAAAGCCTCGCTTGATCTGTTTACAAAAGTTGTGATGGACACGCCGGTGGATACCGGAAGGGCAAGAGGGAACTGGCAGTTATCAATCGGACAGGAAGCGACAGGGGAAATGCCGGAAGACAAGGACGGATCGGCAACAATAAGCAAAGCAACAGGAACAGTAACAAAAGACAGGACAACGGCGGCGATATTCATTCAGAACAATCTGCCATATATTAAAAAGCTCGAATATGGACACTGGAGCAAAAAGGCACCGAACGGGATGCTTAGAAAGAATATCAATCTGATGAACAGTTATTTAAGTAAAGCAATAGCGGAGCTGAAGCGTGGCAAGTAAGAACGCAAGAATCGAACAGGTGTTTAACTCAGCTCTTACGACATGGGCCAAATCTCAGAGTCTTCCGGTAGCGTGGGACGGCAAGCCCTATACTCCGGCAGCAAACTCAAAATATATCTCTCAGGTGCTTTTACCTTCAAGGCCGGAGAATGTCGCAATCGGTAAGGATGCGACTCAAAGATACTCAGGAATTTATCAGGTAGATATTTATACATCTACTGCAAATGCGAAGAAAGACGCGGATGACATCGTTGAACTGCTCGAAGCGGTCTTCAAAGTTGGTTATCCGATTACATACAAGGGTTTAGGCGTACAGGTTACAAACTTTTATCCTGATCCGCACGGATTTGATGAAGGGTGGTACAGGGTTTCAGTATCAATATTTTACAGAACAGAACTTTAAAGGGGGCAACTCATGCCATACGCAACAGGATCAAACAGGTATTTATCATTTATAAAAGAAGTTACAGCGGGGACTACTCCGGCAACTCCGGCGTTTAAGAAGATAAGAAACACCGGCGGTAACGGCGTAACGAACGAAAGGTCAGTTCTTCAATCCGGAGAAATACGATCTGACAGGGGTATATCAGACGTGAGACTCGGACAGAATCAGCCTGCATGTTCTATCCCTTTTGAGTTCAGCTATGAGTCATTCAGGGAACTGCTTGAAGGTGCGTTCGGCACAAGATGGAAGGGCAATGTCACACTTTCCGTAACTGTAGATTTTTTAACCTCTCCGGCCTCGACAATAGACCATGCAACAGGTTTAAGCTGGCTTGATCTTGGATTAAATGTCGGTGATTATATTGTTGTATCAGACACGGATGAGTCTGGAAATGCGGGAACATATAAGATAAGCGCAATCGGTAACGGCTCCGGCACAAATGACCGCATGACCGTAACAGCGGCGGACGGGTCAACCGCAAAAACATTTACAGCAGACTCAGACGATGCAGTAACTATCAGGTCGGGATATAAAGGCGGGAGCATAAACACAGCCACAATTGGATTAACAGTCGCCGCAACCGGCAAGACTTATACTGCCGCTTCTGCTTTATGGATAACAACACTTCTTCTAAAAGTCGGCGATGTGATCTATTTCTCAGGATTCACAAACGCAGGAAACAACGGCTGGAAGAAGGTTACTGCTGTTACAGACCTTGTATTAACCGTAAGTCAGACTTGCGTTAATGAGACAAAAAGCACCGGCACTATAGAAATGGGATCTGCTGTCGGCTATCTTGCGACGGGAACAACGGCGGACATTCAGAGTTTTACGATTGAGGAAGGATTCACAAATATCTCTCAATATCACAATGTCAAAGGCGCAAAAGTAGACAAATTCTCAATATCCTGTCAGCCTGACAAGATGATAGATGGCTCTTTTGATTTAATCGGGCAGAGTTATTCAGGATTTACGGCCGCAACAATAGCGACAAGCACGGCAGAGGCAAGCACAAACTCGCCTTTTGACAGCTTTACGGGGTCGCTATCCATTAACAGCGGGTCTGTAAGTGAGACGGATGCCATCGTTTCAGGGATAAATATCCAGATCTCAAATGCGCTGGCCCGACGATTTGCAATAATGAGCCAGAACGCCGCAGCGGTCGGAGAGGGCAGGATTAATGTATCCGGTTCTATAAATGCCTTTTTCTCAACATCCGCCCCTCTGTCAGTCATATTCTCAGCAGAAACGGAGATAAATTTAACATTAAGGCTCATCGACCTTGACCTGAACGCTTATCTTTTTTACATACCCAGGTTAAAATTTACAAAAGATTCAAGGTCAATATCTGAAAACGACGTAACCGAATCGCTTGATTTTCAGGCTCTTATTGATTCGGCAAACCTGACAATGAGCATAACAAGTCAGCCCGTAATATAAATAAATAAAAAGGAGATGATTTATGGAGTTAGCATCATTAAGCGAGATAATCAAAGAGGAAGGGGAGTGGTTTACTCCCGCATATCCGGACGGCGCAAAGTGTGATTTTTCCTTTTTCTGTATCGGCAGAAACACCGCTGAATACAGAAGGGTAACGCATAAGAACGCCGTTAAATATGCCTCTAATCGCGCGAAAGAGGTCGGCGAGGTCATAGGTTCTGCTGATTTATTTATTGCGTGCGTGAAAGACTGGAAGGGCATCACCGACAACGGGAAAGAATACCCTTGCACGAAAGAAAATAAAAAGGCAATGTATGAAAACCCCCGTATGCGATGGCTCACTGAACAGGTCGAAACGTGGATTACTGATGATACAAATTTTTTATCTCTGAAAGAGCGATAGAGGAGTTTTTCAGGGTTGTTCTCTATTCTCTCGACATGGATTATGCGGAAAGCGACAAGCCCTCGAAGCGGTCAATGTACCGGCAGAGAGCTAAACACTTAAACACTGAAGAAATATTCGATGATGAAGATTTACCGGAGGACATCGCTTATTTTCACAGAATATTTTTTGAGATTTGGGACATAGACAGGGGCATCACCTATCAGGATGTTTATTTCTGGCAGATGATTTACGGAGTCAGCCTGGCGAGCGATATTATCAGCATGTTCAGGATTGCATCGGGCAAATGTAACGAATATTTACGGCAGAAAAGAAAACCGAAGGACAAAAAATAAATGGCAGAACTGGCATCATTACAGATTAAGGTAGTCAGAGACGGGATAGAGCAGGCGCAAAAAGCCCTGAATGATCTGTCTGTTGCCGCTAATAATGCCGAAAAGTCAGCCGGTGGAGTCGGTAAGGGTTATACTAATGCTAATTCACAGACAAAATCCTTTGCATCGGAAATAAAAGGCCTTGCCGGTGTTCTGGCGGGTGGTGTTATTGCAGCGGGTCTTTTTAACATTGGAAAATCTGCCTTGACTGCCGCCGCCGAAATGGAACAGCAAAAAGTCGCGTTTTCAACAATGCTTGGCTCTGCCGATAAGGCAACTAAGCTACTTAAAGAAATGCAGGACTTTGCGGCCTCAACCCCGTTCTCTTTTAACGAGATAACCGATGCCGGAAAAAGACTTATTGCCTTCGGATTTGATTCTGAAACTGTTATTGATAATCTGCGTATGCTTGGCGATGTTTCCGCCGGTCTTTCTCAGCCTGTAGGTGACATGGTTTACCTTTTCGGGCAGATTAAGACACAAGGCCGTGCAATGACTCAGGATTTAATGCAGTTCGCAAACAGAGGCGTTCCTATTTATGATGAGCTTGCAAAAGTTCTCGGCGTAAATGTTTCACAGGTAAAGGACTTTGCATCTCAAGGCAGGATAGGATTCAAAGAGATTGAACAGGTTTTTAAAAACCTCACCGGAGAGGGTGGCAAGTTCGCCGGTCTTATGGAAGCTCAATCAAAGACATTAACCGGGCAATGGTCAAACTTCAACGACAGTTTAGATCAAACACTTGTTCTTATAGGTAAAGAGCTGTCTCCTGCGGCATCGGACTTAATCGTTATTCTTTCAAAAGGGCTTGATGAAATAACAGGGACATTAAAAAACGATGTGCCGGATTCAATAACAATGACCGGCTCAATAATAAAGGACATCAAAAACCTCCTCGATGGAACAGCCGGAACCGTCGAAAAAATAGGAACTTATCTTGGCGAAGAAAAAGTAGAG